AAGATAATCTTTGAAACGGATCGGTAATATCTTGCACTCTAGTTTGTCTTTCAGCTTCCATTCGAGCTTGATCTATTCCTCTTTCAATTCCTCCTGTAGATGCTAAATTTTGTAAATCTTGTTGCTGTTGAGCTTGTCTCGCTTGTGCAGCTGATAAATTTGTTTGTGCTTGAAGTTGTTGACCAGCTTGGAATGATTGTAAAGCCCCTCTGAATGCTTGTTCTTGTGCCTGTCCTATTTGACCTAATCTTGCTCTTTCTAATTCACCTAA